CGAGGGACTCTTTAAGGTCTTCTGGTTTTATGGGGTTTTTATAAAGGGATTCGTCCATCTTCACCCTCAAGGGTTTTATGGCATCCAAACTCTCATCTTCCTTCAGCGATGAGAAGAGGTATATGTCTCGGTCTGGATACGCCTTTTTGAACTTCTCGCAGTATTTACGTATGTATGTGGATTTACCAGAACCAGAGGCACCAGTTAAGTAGAGGATCTCACGCTCGCTTTTAGTGTTGGGGATTTGCTGGAAGTGGAACTCTTCTGGTAATTCTAGACGAGGGAAACCCTCCTTCGGTTTATCGCTTCCAGTCGCAACCCATATTTGCTTTCCTTTTAGATAACCATCGCCTTCAATTGACGCCAGAGGGCGTCCAACCTTTTCCACGTTCAGCGACATATATGTATATTATACTATAATATGATTATATTATTTCTTGAAGAACTTAACTGTTTCTTGTTGGATTTTATCATCGTTGGACTTGATTAGAGAGTCAATAGCGGACGTATCCTCGCCAACCCCTAACTCTTTTAGTGCGAACTCCGCTCGTTTCTTGGTCTTCTCGTCCTTGTGGTGTTCCAGTAGCAATTTGATCGCCTTGAGTTGCGAGTTCATCTGGTATATCGCTCCAATCGGCGAATTGAATAGACGTGTTAGACGAACCATCTCCGCTGTTTTGCCTTGTATATTGTAGATAGAAAATTGTCTCTTGTATGCTTTAAATAAATTACCGTCTCTTTTATATTCGGCAACCTCGTCTTCTAACGCCTTGAGTGGATCCTCCACGCTCTTCGGTTCCGTGAAGTTGTATATGGCGGATAATTCTGTGAAGGTGTTTGCTAAATAGAGAACATAATCAATCTTGATGAAATCCAGATTTTTACCGTCAATTGCTCGTAGGAAGGCGGATTGCGTGAAGTCCTTGATGTTGTTGAACTTGGTCTTGCTTTCATCTGTGTTCTGGACTTTTAGTTCTATGAAGTATAAGGCACCGCACCGATCACCCTTCGCTCGTTTTAAAATGAGACGGAGTTGGTCGTAGATTTTCTGGGCGGATGTTGGTTCGCTGATTTGGGAGAAAAGGTCTATGTCGCTGTAGTAGCGTTGGATGGCGAGTTTTGCCGACCCCATAATAGCGATGGGTTCATCCTTGTATTTGAGTTTGTTTATAATGCCGACGATGTCGCCAGATACGATACGCTTTTCACAGATGTCCGCCATTCTTATATATGTTCGTAGATTATATTTATTAAATATTATGTGTGTATTATAATTAGAAAGAACATCGCCGATGGATTTTAAAAGATACCTTGATGGGATAGGGATGTCGCCGAAGCAGTACCTAATGGAAGCGAGGACGAATGCGGATAAGCACGGATACGATCCAGAGATTCTGGAGTTCAGCGAGGATGGCGTGGCGAAACTGGTCTATGAGGGAGTGGGGTTTGGACGTGTCGGTTATAGGGATTTTATTATCTGGCGTCATTTAGAGAACAAGGGGGAGTTTCCTCGTGGGACGGCAAAGAAGCGACAGAGTTCGTATCTGGCGAGGGCGATGGGGATAAAGGGGAACTGGAGGGACGATCCAACCTCACGGAACTCGCTTGCGATTACGATCTTGTGGGACGGCAACCCTGCGTTGAGTGGGGGGAAGTTGAACCCTACGAAGATTGCGATTGCGAAGACGATTATTGACTGGACGCCAGAAGAAGTGATGGCGGACTACGAGAAGTTGAAGGGGTTGTCGTGTGATGACCCTATGTTGCCGAAAAGTCGTGCTGGTTTGAAGGTAGTGGATGATGCGACGTTTGCTGCTCGTATGGATACGTTTTCAAAAGGATACAACCTCTACACCTTCATAGACGCCCTCGCTGGAAAATTGAAGGATAAACCCTATATCCAAAAACTACTTGCGTATAATGCGAAGAACTCGCCAAAGGCGGTTCGTAACCCTAACTACGCTGCCCTCAAAATAAAGCAACTCTATTTCGGTAGTATATCCGCATTTAAACCCTCGGTTGCGAAATGGATCTACTGTAAATTGGGGGCGAAGAACATCCTTGATTTTAGTGCTGGGTGGGGTGGTAGGATGGTAGGAGCGATGGTTCTACCAGATACCAAATACATAGGAATAGATACGAATAGAGACCTCAAAAAAGGGTATGATAAGATGATTGCGGAGTTGGGGGTGCGTGATCGTGTGAAGATGATCTATGCTGATAGTGCGAAGGTGGATTATTCCAAACTGAACTACGACACCGTATTTACCTCACCGCCGTATTTCACTCTGGAGAAGTATGAGGATATGCCGTCGTATGAGACGAGAGATGAGTTCAACGAGAAGTTCTATTTTCCAGTTCTGCGGAGGGTGTATGCTGGTTTGAAGAAAGGGGGTAAGTTTGCGATGAATATACCTCACAAGGGGGGTGGGGGTGATATGCTCGGCGATGCGGAGACCGTGCTTGGAAAACCCAGCGATCGTTTTGAGTTGCCTTTGGCGAAGGGTGGAAAGCAAGAATTATCAAGGGGGCGATCCGCTGGTGGGTATAAGGAGTATGTGTATGTTTGGGTGAAGTGAATCACCGAATCACCACTTTTTTACGGTTTTTGATAAGTTTTGTTTTATCAAAAATCAACTACCAAACTACCGACCCCAATAAAAAAGGGGTCTTACCCTGCCCCTTTTGGTTTTGATTTTTACTTGGATTTTGATTTGAATGCTGGGGCGAATCTGGCGAGGCGTTCCGCTTCTTTTTGTTGGAGTTTTTCGGCGTGGCGACGCTCGGCAACCTCACGCTGACGCTCCGCCTCTTTTGCGTCAATCCGTTTGGTGAGGGGGTCGGCGATGTGTTGGCGATTGAATGCGATGAGGTCTTTGGTGCGTTTCACTTGGGCGTTGTAGGCGACGACGGTCTCATCAATCATCGCCTCCATCCGTTCCGCCTCCAGACGCTCACGGTGGAGACGATCACGCTCACGACTCTCTTCGGTTGCTTGGGCGATCGCCCAACGCTTCGCCTCCTTCTTCGCCTCTTTTCTCGCCTCCTCAAACGCTTTGAGGCAGTTTTTCACCTCCTCGCAGACATAGGGGTTGCCGTAGTTTGGAAACATCACGGTCGTCATACCAGAGTTTTCTGGTTCGTAGAAGAAGTCGGTCTTGACGATTGTGAAGGATGGTTTCCAGAGTGGGTTGAGGAGTTGGAGACCCTCTGGGAGGACTTTGGCGTGGAGGCGGATGCCGACGAAGAATGCTCTGCGTGGGCAGTATCCTTGGAAGTCATCCCTCACTTTGATTTGAAGGAGGAAGTCCGCCCAGACACCGCTGGTCTGTCCGCAACTCCAACCGCCCCCCTCTTTTCCAAACCTCACGGACTTCCTTCTTGATTGTTCCAGCAACCAAGATACGGTGAGGAGTTGAACCATCTTCTCGGCGTTGGAAGAGTATTCCTTGTTCTTTTTTCTCACGAGGAAGCGGTAGAAGTCCTCATCATACGCATCGTCAATATAGTTTCCCTCTTGGGCGGTGAATCCAGCACCCACATCACTTCCCCACTCAACATCCCAGTCCTTTTTGAGGGCATCCACCGTCGTATCCATCAGTTTCTTTCTGGCGTGTGAGTCATATTTGTTCGTAGTCATACCTTCAATCCATTTGGTTCCGTCGGCGAGAATGTAGTCTTGGGTGAAGGTGGGGGGTTCGTTTTGCGTGTAGTCTTCAACATTCACCGCATCAACAGTATCCATCAACGCTTCACGCAACGCCTCCTTCATAGGATCGGTGTCGCTGACATCGTCAATCGTGCTGATTGGAACGACCTCGCCGTTCTTTCTCTGGATCACGTGAGTCGCCCCACTCGCCAAGAGTTGGCGGACTTTCTCTGGGGGGTTTCCTTGGGTATATTCCTTTCCTTCTTTCTTGATATAAATCCTTGAGGTCATCGTTGTAGTAGTTGTCGTGTTTGCGTCAATCGCTGGAGATCATTTTACCCAATATTAGCAATTCAATTTTTTCCATAAATCGTGAAAAATCACGCATCACCAGAAAAGAGATAAAATGATTTTTTTGGTAGTTCGGTAGATGATTTTTGATAAAACGGAACTTATCAAAAAACATAAAAAAGTGGTGATTTGGTGATTGACCCCTTACGATGACTTGGGTTTAAACTTGGGGTCTTCAACGCCGATACGGCGAGGCATCCCCTTCAACAATCCCAACGCCTTATCTTGTAGCATTTCGCTATGAAGTAGGGGTGAGGAGTCTGGAAAGCGACCGCTGTGGGTATATACGTCATTCTCCTCATCTTGGTATCCCTCATAACTCTCTTGGGGCAAACGAGGGCGACGAGGGCGACGCACCCCCCCAGTATTGCGTGGTGTGGGGTGGAGATCCTCTTGGGTGGGTTGGAGTGCTTTCGGCAACTTGGAATACTTGACGTTAATCTCTACGCCGTTTCCGCTTCCATTCATACCACCCCTAACACTCTCCTTGCGGACGTTGGCGGATTTTTCGCCTCGTTTAAAACGATACGCTTTTGTTCCATTACACATAGAGGAATTGAAACAACAACGACCAGCACCGTTGCCGTAGGCATCTGCTCCGTCGTAGCGTCCTTGGGGCGGTGCTTGCTGGTCTTCCCTTCCAGTTGGTTTTAGACCCATATATGACTGTATGAGACGTAGGACGAGGGCGGAAGTCCCCCACATAGGAAAGAACTTCAACAGAATCGGTATCATAACGTCTGGGTGGTTGTAAATATACTGAACGACGGTCTGGACTGAATCCCTTTGATAGACACCCCTCGTAGTCTGTGCGATGCTAGTGATCGCTGCTGGGGCAGCAACAGCACCGCTCGCAACCGCTCTCAACATCGCCACAACCGCTGGAAACAGATAACTCTCAATAGCGGTTCTACCCCCACTAGCGATCGCTGCGAGAACCTCCGCTACACCCTCACCCTCCATCCTCGTCCTCTCCATACGCCTCGCACTACCGAGGACGCCCCTATTTTGAAGATTGGGTATGATCGCACCAGTAGAGTCGCCGACGTAGTCGCCTCGTGATGAAAGGCGTTGGCGGTTCTTTAAATCAGCGAGGGTGTTGGGTCTATACGCTTGATTGCCGTCAAAGTTGTTGGCGATGCGGAGGGGTTGGGAGCGATCACCCCTACCTCTGCCCTTATTGAAGAAATTAAGGACGCCGTCTTGAACCTTGTTCCTTAACATACTGCCGAGTGTTGAACCGATTGGGGTGTCTAATGCTTTCTTCGCTAAATGGGACACACCGTCAAAAAGCAACTCACCCAGAAAACCGCCATTCATATTACCACCGAATCCTACCATCTGCTCTAAATAACGCTTCGTGCTTTTGATCTGTTGTGGAGTTGCTTGACCGCCGAATAACTCATTCGCAACAGCGATGAGTTGCTGGCGAACTTGCCCCTTCTCTGCTTTCGTCTTTCCAGCGTATCCAGTAAGGGCATCACGGAGACCCAGTCTGTCTGCTGCTGCTGCTATCGCCATCTTCCTATTCTCGTCTGCTGGACGCCCACGAGGGGGTGTTGGTCGTGCTGGTCCTCCTTGCTGGGGTTGGGGTTGGACTGCGTTCTGTCGTCGGTAGATGCCGAGTTGATCTACAATCTCGGCGATAAATGTGTCTATTTCGCCGTCATCTTGGAGTCCGTAGAATTGCTGGATCTCATCTCTCGTATCATCTGGAAAAGCATCTATAATATTTTGAGGATCTATATTGGGGTCGTTAATATCGTTTCCAGTCTGCCCCTCATATTGATTGATGTCGGTTGCGATACGACGATGGATGCCGTCTAATTCTTGCTCTCTTGCTCTATTGTCCTGTTGGGAAATTTGGGGGTCGTCTTGGTATGGATCCAGCACACGGTCTAGGAGTTGCGGATTTACATTACCGAATGCTGCTTCTTGCGGAAAGGTCTGTGGGTCTTGAAGTTGAACCGCCCCTTGTTGGGGTGCTGGTGCTGGTTGCGGTTGGGGCGGTTGGTTAGGACCTCCTTGAGGACCTCCTTGTGGCGGAGGAGGAGGCGGAAGGTTGCCTTGTGCTGGGTTCGCTGGGAGTCGCTGAATACCCAGCGTGCCTCTCGTCTCGCTTCCGTATTTAACATTCTTATAAAACCCAACTTGGAGTTGCTGGATAATATCTTGGAGTGTATCAAAGTTCTCAACCCTACCTCCAGTTTGGTTTCTAAATGCTGCGATCTGTTGTAGTCCATTCTGGAAGAATTGAAGGAGATCATCCTTGAGTTTTTGGCGGACGTAGGCGTAATCACCAGCGGTCGCTGGTTGGACGTCCGCTGCGGTCTGCTGACCTTTAAGATAAGGGTTAATCCTCGCCACCAGTTTATTCCACGAAAGCGAAACTGAACTGAAGTCGGCAAACCCACGAGTTACGGCGTCTGGCGTATTCATATCGGTCAGTCCGTCGTTAAGGGCGTTCTTCACGTTCTCAACATCCTTGTTAAACTGATAGGAGATCATCTGGAGTCTGTCGTTTGGGGGCATCTCGCTCTGGGGCATTATGGCGACTTGCTGTTGCTGACGTTCAAAGACCTTCCTATTCGCCCTTAAATCCTCATTCAACGCCTCTCGGTTCTGCCGTTGCCGTATGGATAGAATTACCATTTGGTTATAATGTATATATACATAATATATTTATTATAATATTGTCGCTAAATTATAATCCATTACAGATTTATTTACGATATGTTGCCGATGCTTTGGATAATGCTTCCTTATAGGAGACGCCGTGCTTGGAGGCATATGCCTTAACGTGATTAATCCACGCAGAAGCACCACCGCCAGTTCTCATACCGCCGACGGTAGGACGCATTTGATCTACTGGGGTTAAATAATGCTGACCTTCGCCCTCCATAGCGTCTGGTGTGTTAAGACCGTAGGTAGTGGCGTTCAACTTGAAGCGACGACCACCTTGGATATAACCCCTAGATGCGACGTTGCGAGGGGGCAGAAGACCGTAGGGTTGCTCGTTGTTGTCGTATCCAAACATACTCTCTTGCCCCATCGGTGCGAGTTGTCCGCCGACACCGCCTTTCATATAGAGGCGTTTTCCACCAGCACCGAGGGCGTAGCGTTTCTCCTTATCCAGTCTTACTGGATCGTGGATGGTTTCGGCGAAAGCATTTTTTAGGTCTCTATCCTCGCTCTGGCGGTGAGTAGCAGCGTTCGTAGTTCTCGCCGACATAGCACCGCCATAGGCGAGGTCGTAGGGGGACATCTTACCACTACCCTTACAAGCGGAGCAACAATTCCTACCAAGACCAACCTTCTTCTTGGCGTAGTTAAGGGCAGCGTCTTTAGCGATATTACCCAACGCTGGTAAAGCACTCTCGGCGATAGGGGCGAGGACTCTGCCGACTGGGGCGAGGAAGTTGCCGACATCGCTCGCTGCGTTCTTCACCCAATCAAAGAACCCTTCACCCCTCATAATGGGGGAGTTCCTACCAAGACCGAACATACGACCGATCGCCGAACCGATATGTGGTGCTGCCATCATAGCGAGGGGGGCAAGCATAGGAAGAAACCCACCAGTCGCACGACCGCCTTCGGCGACCATAGGGGGGCGATAGCGAGCATCCTTCATCACGTCGCTTCCAACGTTGAAGGCAATATCACGCATCGCTGGAAGAAACCTCGCCGATCCTTTCATTCCATTCATACCCATTTTCAAATCACGCAACATCGCTGCCTTAATCTGCCTCTTACCGCCAGTATAAGCACCGCCGAAGAGTCTGGAGATTAGACTGCCGACAACTGGAGCAGCAGCAGCAGCGAGGAAGGGGAGGAACCCACCCCTCATCTTACGACCGCCAGTCCTCATACCGCCGACCTCACGAGACGCCTCCTCAAAAGATCCGCCAACCATTTCGTCCTCGTAGTCGTCCTCATAGGCACCACCACCTTCCATACCATCCTCACTCAAATAATCATCATCATCCTCCTCATCAGCATCGCCACGACCAGAACCGTTGAGTCTGTCTATCATCTGCCCTTTGCGTCGCTGGAGGGCGTTGCTACGTGCCGTTAAAGCACGATTGTATGTATCGTTATAACCAACCATTTCTGTTATAATATACCTTAATATAATTATTTTAATATAATTTCTATCCAATATTATTTACATCAACCCATCAAAGTCTATTATTTATTCTCCGTGATTTTTTACACAGATGCGGAACGTTCGGCAACCGCCATTAAATTAGGTGGAGGTAGAGTATCAACAGCAATCTCCGCCTCAATATCTCTCTCCACCTTTATACAACAACACTCTACCGTTTTACACTTGGATTTATAAAGCATAGAACCCCCTTTCAATAGAAGTCCAATCATAGATGTTATGAAGAACGACCAGAACACCTCACTCATCTCCATCCTTCGTCTGTAATGCCGTATATTATAATTTATATAGGGATATATCTAATAACCAAATCACCACTTTTTTATATTTTACGATAAGTTCATAAAAGATAAAAATGATCTACCAAACTACCAACCCTCGGTGTCTCCTAAATTAAGAAGACTGAAATGTTACGAAGTTGGGGTTTAGAACTACAAATGAAAAGGGTAGGGCAACATTCACCGTCGTTAGAGTAGCAGCGTTAGCAACGGTAAAAGTGACTTGTCCTGCTGCGACAGTAGCAACTATAGCACAAGCAGTCGCACCAGCGGTCAAGGCAGCACCAGTAAAGTTGGCGACAGCGATACATCCAGCGTTGATCTTGGGGTTGGTATAGACTAGGGTTCCGTTAGCACCAGCGGTGGTTCCAGTTCCAGTTGCGACGACTAAATCTGCGATAGACATATTTACGATTGTTATAATATACTATAACATAATTATTTTAATATTAATTCTGCGTCAAATATTAAAATGGTAGATTGGTAGTTATAATCACGCTAAATGAAAATCCTTGGAAACGGTTAAAAAGTGGTGATTCGGTGATTTACATCAACCGATCCTCCATAGCACCGCCACGACCACGACCGACACCACGACCGACGCCATTACCGCAGATCGCCTTCAACGCCTTACTACCCATCTGTGCGTATTTATTATCGCTACCGTCAAGGGCATCACGACCCACCTTAAGCATTCCTGGGGCGACAGCAGAAGCGAATGAACCCAACTTATCAAGGAGACCACCGCCAACGAGACGCTCAACATCACCGCTAGAGTGGGGGGTCTGTGCGGATGCGGACAGCACATCGTCTTTGGTGAGGATACCAGTGTAAGTTGCTGATTGACCCTTCTCGCAAACGAATAGACCGCTGTTGAGGGTGATGAGAACCATTTCAATCGGCATTCCACCAGCGATAGGAGCAACGGCGTTAGGTGCTGGGATATAATTCTCCACATCAAGAGTGAATTGGAGGTTAAAGTTGCCGAGCGAACCTGGGGCGTAGTAGTCCTCGGTGATCTGGAGATGCTTACCCATATCCAAGAAGAGGTATGAACCAGAGGTGGGGATCTGCTTACCAGACCCAGTCGCAGCGACCGCTTGGATGGCGAACCCCCTAAACTCCTCCCACGACTGGTTGCTACCAGCCTCCACAGAGTAGCGATACAACTGATCTTGGGTAGCAGAAGCGAGAATACCAGACTGGTTATTGAAGTTGAATGAAACTTGTCTAATCGCTAAAGCGGAGTCGGTGTCGCTCAAAAGTTGTGCGGATTTCGCCTTGCGGACGAAGATCAGCAACTTATCTGGGATCTGGTTCAATTGGGTAGTAGTGAAGGTAAGGCGTGCTGTCGCTGGGATAATCGTCTGTGCTGCTGCTCCAGCACCACGAGTAGCATAGGCGATATTGGGGGTGGATGTAGAGAGATAGCGAGGCATCTCATAATAAGGAACAACGTTGCGTGCCGACAACATATCGCTCGGTTTGGGGGTGAGGAAGTTGAAGATGAGTCTGCTATTGGAATAAGACTGAATGACACACTGGGAGGGGAACTGCTCGTTGTTGTCGCAAGGGAGACCAGAACGCCACACACGAGCAACGTTGGAAGTGGAAAGATTGAATACGACGTTGAGGTTCTGGATGCCATAGAACCCTTGTCCGCTATAACTGGATTTAGCGAACATAAAGGGGGCAGCGAGAAGGGGTTCCCTAACGGTGTATTTAATGAAGTAAGTTACGGCAGCATCCACCGCTGGGATGAGGGGGACTGCGGTAATGATGTTAGCACCAGCAGCGTCAAAGGTGTTGGTTCCTCCT